CAAACTCAAGAAGAAATTGAGAAGCTTATGATGGGTGCCAACAGAATGCCAAGCCTTCAATAATTTTACGGCTACCTTGGTAAGTCAAGCCCCATTTACTCGACGGAGTTAATAATGGCTACCTTGCAAGACACAAGCCCCGTGAAGGAGATTGAGAATGTCAGAACCACAATACGAAGAGGAAGTAAGTAACCCATATAATGCACGCAAGCCTTGGCATACGCCAGACGAGCCTCGTAGAGGTGATGCAGATGGATTATTTTACGCAGAGCGCGAACAGGCTACCCCAGAAGAGGCCCCTGAAGAAGAAGCTCAACCTCGTAAAAGAACTAATTACAAAAAGCGATATGATGATTTAAAGAAGCATTATGATACTAAGCTTTCTGAGTTTAAGCAAAAAGAACAAGAACTTCTTGCTATGGCACAGTCAGCACAACCTGCTTATCAGCCACCTAAGTCTGAAGAAGAGTTAGAGAACTTTAAGCAAGAGTATCCTGATTTGTACAATACAGTTGAGACTGTTGCACACATGCAAAGTCAGCGACAGGTAGCAGATCTTGAAGCACAACTACAGTCTATGCGGCAACGTGAGTCTGAAGTATTGCGGCGAGAAGCTGAGTCTACACTGAAGCAACGTCACCCTGATTTTGAAGATCTTAGAGGCGACGATGACTTTCATACTTGGGCAAAGGAACAACCAGAACAAATTCAAGATTGGATTTACAATAATCCAGATAATGTAACTTTAGCATCTAAAGCAATAGATCTTTATAAGTTAGAAACTGGCAAATCTCAAACACAATCACAGCCCAGACAGCGGAAGCAACAAGGCAGTGCAGCGGATATGGTATCAACTAAAACCACCTCTGTAGATGCTAAGCAACCTAAAGTTTGGACTGAACGGGAAATCGCTGCTATGTCCCTTGATCAGTTTGATAAGTATGAAGATGAAATCAAACTAGCTATGATGGAGGGCAGAGTAGTAAAATAACTTATGTTTTACTAGGAGTATATTAACATGGCTAATAACGTATCAGATCAATTTTTTGAACCAAGTACAGATACCAATGCAAACTTTGGTAACTCTGTATCAGGACAAACGAATTCGTTTTTCCTACCTAAAGTTTATTCCAAGCAGGTACTAAACTTTTTCCGTAAGTCTTCTGTAGTAGAAGCAATTACTAACACTGACTATGCTGGTGAAATATCTGCATTTGGTGATAGTGTGCGAATCATCAAAGAACCCGAAATTACTGTTTACCAGTATGAGCGTGGTGCTGATGTAACTGCTACTAAACTTACTGACCAAGAACTAACCTTGGTCGTTGACGTAGCTAACGCTTTCAAATTCATCGTTGATGATATTGAAACTAACATGTCTCACGTTAACTTCCGTGACGTAGCAACCTCTTCAGCAGCTTACGCATTGCGTGATGCTTTTGACTCAGGTGTTATTGCTGAGATGTTTGCTGGTGTGTCGGCTTCTAGCCCTAACCACATTCTTGGTTCTGACAACGCTACTGACCTTGCTGCTGGTACCTTCGACGGTACTGGTAACTTGGACATTGGTTTTGGTTCTAGTGAGCATGATCCTATTGATGTTCTTTCTCACATGGCTCGTTTGCTTGATGAGCAAAACGTACCTGAAGAAGGACGATGGTTCCTTGCTAATCCAGAGTTCTATGAAGTACTTGTACAAAGTTCTTCTAAGCTCTTGTCAGTTGACTACAACGCAGGTCAAGGCTCAATCCGTAACGGTTTGGTAAGCTCTGGCAAGCTACGTGGTTTTGATATGTACAAGTCAAACAACATTGCTGCAACTACTAACGCTGCTGGCAAGTGCTTGGCTGGTCACATGTCTTCTACGGCTACTGCTCAAACTATTACCAACACTGAGGTTCTTCGTGACCCTGACAGCTTTGGTGATATTGTTCGTGGTCTGCACGTATACGGCGCACAGGTACTTCGCTCTGAAGCTCTTGTGTCTGCTTTCTACGGCATCGACTAGTACTGGACGGGGCTGCTTCGGTGGCCCCTTTCCTTTTGGAGATATTTAACTATGCCTCAAATTGGTTCAGAAGCAAATCCTGTTACGTTTAGAAAAGCTATTGTTGGTAAAGGAAGCAGATTTCGTAAAGGAATGAATCTTTCTCAGTATAAAGATAACTATGATCGTATTTTTAACAAAGGTGAAAATACAACAGAGTATGAAACAGAGATAGAAGCTGCTAGAGAAAAAAGTAAAACATTTTCAATGGAGCAAGATTAGTGAATAAAGTTCCAATGAAAAAAGGTTATGTTCCTAATAAATATACAGGGAGAAGTATGATGATGTATGGCGGTGATATGAATCGTAAAAAAGCTGCTATGGGTTACTCTGCGATGGATGAAGAAATGGATCGCAAGATGAAAAAGAAAATGCGTAGCGGTGCGATGGGCGGTGGACGCCAAATGTATGGACACGGCGGTAAAGCTAAATCTGATATTTACGCAATGGAAACTGCTTGTAACGCAATGGCTGGCTACAATAAAAGCCTACCTAAAGGACGATGAGAGTCAAGGCACCCAAGGGCTATCACTGGATGAAAAGTGGTAAGACCTACAAACTTATGAAGCATGAAGGTAAGTTTAAAGCACATAAAGGTGCTTCTCTTACAGCTAACTTTGAAATACAGAAGGTACATAAAAAATAATGGCTACTTATCTTTCATTAACAAATGAGCTACTGCGAGAGATGAATGAAGTCGCATTGACTTCTTCTACTTTCGCTAATGCTATTGGCGTTCAGCAGCATGTTAAAGATGTAATTAATAGGGCTTATTTTGATATTGTTAATGAAGAACCTCAGTGGCCTTTCTTAGCTGTAGCAGAAAGCGGTGCTGTAGATCCTATGTACGGCAATGTATATATTGAAACTGTAGCAGGAACACGTTGGTATGAACTAAAGCCAGCAAGTTCTTCTTTAGTTAATGACTATGGCTATATTGATTGGGATAATTTTTATCTTACTACTGTAGGTGTTAGCGGTGAGTCTGCTCCTTATGAAGCGCGTAATTTACGTTTTACTACTACTGAAGAGTTTAAAGACTACTACAGAATTAGTGAAAACTTAGATGATGCAGACACACAACAGTATGGCGTACCTAGTCGAGTAATTAAAAGTCCTGATGGTAGAAACTTTGGATTGAGTCCTATTCCTGATAAAGTATATCGTGTTTGGTTTTTTGCGTATGCTTTACCTACACCTTTAGATGCTTTCGGTGACGAAATAGTTTTTCCAGATGTATACAAAACAGTATTACTTGCTAGGGCTAGATACTATGTGCATCAGTTTAAAGAAGATACTCAAGCAGCAGCTTTTGCTCTTGAAGACTATAAGCGTGGTATACGCTTGATGCGCTTGCACTTGATGGAACCAGCGCCGGGATACTTTAAAGATGACCGTGTGAGGTTTGTGTAGTGTCACAGCCTTGGGGATTTTCGTGTAAGGGCGGTTTAAACGTCAACCTGAACCAGCTAGAAATGCTTTCTCAGCCGGGGTTTGCTACACGCCTTAGAAACTTTGAAGTAGACCCTGATGGTGGCTACAGACGAGTAGATGGTTTTACAGAGTTTGGAGATACTAGACCTAATAGTAGTGAAGGTATTCTTGGCATGACAGTATACGCAGATGGCGTAGTTGTTTGTTCAGGCACAGGAATATTTTTTAGTCAAGACGGTACTTCTTGGCTTCAAGTAAATAGAGCAAGTGTATCTGGATCAGGAGATAATTACTCTACATTTACAGGACGCTCAGTAGCTGCACGTACTTCTCAAGGACGATGCAGTTTTGCTTTATATGAAGGTACGTCAGATTATGGTGAGCTAGTTATTTGTGATGGTGTAAACGAACCGTTCTTATTTCAAATGACAGGCACAGATGCAGATATAACTAATCGTACATTCTTTGCAAAAGAGATCACAGTAAGCGGAACTACAGGCCCTGCTGTTGGTGTAATACACGATAAACACTTAGTAGTTGCAGGAGCTTCTACAGCTAAAAATACTATATTCTATAGTAGCACTAATGATATTGATAGTTTTACTGGAAGCGGCGCAGGAAGTATTGTAATTGAAGATGCTGTAGTAGGACTAGCAAGCTTTCGTAGTGACTTAATTATCTTTTGTCAGAATAGTATACATAAACTTGTAAATATAAATAACTCTAGCACTGTAGCAGTCGTGCCTATTACAACAAACGTAGGCTGTGTATCAGGCGGCAGTATTCAAGAAATAGGTGGCGACCTTTTATTTCTTTCTCCTGATGGAGTGCGAACAGTTGCAGGTACAGCAAGGATTGGTGACGTAGAGTTAGGGTCTGTTAGTAGGCAGATACAAAGTATTATATCTGATATTGCTGCTGATAAAGACTACATTATTACTAGCGCAGTACTTAGAAGTAAATCACAGTATCGTTTATTCTACACTAAAGCTACTGAAAGCCCTACTATTGCTAGAGGCATTATTGGTACTTTAACATCTAATGGTTTTGCGTGGTCAGAGACATTAGGTATTCAAGCACTAGGCTTTGTATCAGGATTAGATAAAGATGGTATAGAACAAGTATATCATGGTGATAAAGATGGATATATATACAACCATCTTTCAGGTAATTCTTTCCGTAGTTCAGGCGCAGCAAGAGATATAGATGCTGTGTATCAAACACCAGACTTTGATTTTGGTGATGTAGGTACTAGAAAGACTCTTAAATACGCAAGAGTTTCCTTTAGTCCTGAAGGAGCAGTTGAACCTAGCTTCAGAGTACGGTATGATTACGAAGATCCTGATATACCACAACCAGAACCTTTTGCAGTTACCAGCATTGCTCTTCCAGCAATCTTTGGTACATCTGCTTTTAATGCAGTTACATTTGGAGCAACAAGTGATCCTATGGAAAGGATTACACTAGAAGGCTCTGGGAATACTTGCAGTTTTAGAATTACAAGCGAAGATCAAAAGTCAGCCTATGCTGTAAATGGTCTTTATATAGATTACATGCCATCAGGTAGGAGATAATAAATGGCTCAGAATTATACTAGACAGAGTTCTATGGCTGATGGAGATACTATCACAGCAGCACTATTTAACAATGAATATAACCAACTAGTAAATGCTTTTGCATATTCATCATCTAGTGCATCTTCTACTGGTCATAGACACGATGGCTCTGCTGGTCAAGGTGGTAACA